ATCAACAGAGGACCGCTCTATCGTTCCTGTGCGGGTTAATAGGACCAGCAACATCCTCAGTAGATGTACTCGTCACCGGGGTATGACCGACGGAAGTAGAATCCTGTTTCACGTCCATATAAATCCATTTCAACGCCAGATTTTATGGTGGCCGTGTCCATCTGCTCATTTGGATTGCACAGCCGCTGGGATGGCATCATTTGAATGGCGGTAGCGAATGGTCGATCCGATTGGCGTAGCCATTCAACAGTTGCCAGTATTTCTCCTGTCGTCAAGCCCATCCCCACCCCGAGGCGGATCAGGTCGGTGAAGGTGTTCATCCGGCCGGCGTCAAAATAACAGGATGGCGAATCGGCAATCGTATTGAATGTCGTTTCGACTACTTTTTGCATTTCTTCGGCCCACGCCTGTGGTACGCCCAAAAGCTCCCAGCGTGGTTTAAGATTCAATCGGTACTGATTTCCGACAATTGAATTCTTTTGCGTTGTTATCGCGCCGGATACCATGCCCATGTTCTGAGACATGTTTTGACTTCGTGCATCTGCAAGGTACTTATCTTTCCATACCTGCATGGGTCCGCTGTCTGATCTTGGTGCCCATTTCATTAGTTCCCGTGAGTAGCGCTCTGCACCTTCGTATCCGCCACCGAGGGCTAGATCATTTGGCGCTTGCATTGCCACCGTGGGAACTTCGGGCAAAGGGATTTGCTCCATCAGAAAAATGCTCCAATTGGTTTTAGTCCAAGTCCGGTTCCTTCTGCAGTAGCGATCTGAGATTTTAAACTCAGGATGTAATTAAACAGGTATTGTTTATTTGCTGCTGTGAATTCCCCTTTCTCCGCATTTTGGTCAGTTAAGGCCACAACCGATTTACCAAGCATCAGCTGGTGATAGGCTGTTTCCGCTTCTGCCAACTTCGTTTTCAGATTTGCAAGTTCTTCGGCTGTCATGCAAGCATCTCCGCAAGTTTAGAAATTTCATTGACATCCGCATCGTCTGTCACAATTGTGAAATCGTCTGCATCAAGTGTGACCACCATTGGGTTTTTGTCCCAACTGTCTGCCCACGATGGCGGAGACTCCCAGTTGATCGCCTCCAACCCCAGTATTTTAGGGGCTATGGCAACTGAATAAGCATACACTAACAAGTCAAATGCTTCATTTCGTTTTTGCTTTTTCTCCCATCCTCTCTCGGTTCTGACTTCGGCACACAGCTCTTTATAAAACTCTTCTGGCATATCAACTGGGTAATGGACCATGCCTTTTCCAGGTTCGATACAGTCTAGACGGCCTGATAGGGTGTCTTTCATGACGTTGGTATTTATCATCAAAACTGGGATATCCCCATGCGCAAGATTTTTTGCTGTTTTACGCTGTGAATCTGGAAACGATATTCGAGTTCGAGGTGCGTTTACATTTGGGTCGCCTTTGACCAGCATAAACCGGCCACCGTTGCCCGCCTTGCGTTGTTTCTTCCAAAATGCGTAGGCGTTTGTTGTTACCCCCTCCATGCCGCCTGAGTCGCACGCTGTCATCTTTACTTTCATCATGCGTCCTGACCCATCGGCCAGTGGGTATTTTGCATCTATGACCTGATTGAGGAGTTCCCAGTCCTCTTCATAGACATGTGGCTCCAAGATCATAGGGTCACCATCGGAATCAAGTCTGTTTGATTTCTGGATCTTGAAACGGTCAATCAATACCACGTCAAACGGCTGACCAGGTGAGATCCCGGTGATATGGCAAATAAACGAATTTTTCTGAACGTCAACCGTGCCGATCAACAATCGCACGTCTGGTGGGACTGTTGCAATTTGATATTGTTCTGCTCTTGCCATCAGCGTCTCAGGGACTCGCATGGATGTTAAGTCTTTGGACACATACGGCTCTCCTAAGTCATTGTTGTAGAATTTCTTTAGGGATTCTTCTGATAATGTTCTTCGGTAGACATCTTCTGCATCCAGGTATTGGACGACAAGTTTTGTCCAGGTTGTAAAGGCCGCTGCAGTTCCTTTCAGCCACCATGACGCAAAATCTGTTTTGCGGCGTTTTCCTTTCAGGATCCCGTGGCTATCCAGGTGCATCCCTTCTGGTATCCATGTCGCCCACGTATTCATCTCATAGCGGTCGTCTGGAGAGATCTCGCTGCCACAATGCGGGCATACCATCCTCACTGTTTTGGCTTTCTCCAGGTTCGACATGAGCGGATCCATTTCATACTGGAGCAATTTGAAGTCACCCTCGAAGTAGCCATTGCAGTGTGGGCACGGCCAGTACCACCGGCGTCTGTCGCCACGGTTATATAGGTCAAGGATGCCGGTGCATGGTGGCGCTTCGTGTGCGCCTCGCAGGATGAATCGTGGGTCAATAACCGGGCGGGATGGCGAGCTCTCTGCATAACACATCGCAAACTTACCAAACGTATTGGTACGCTGTGACGCAAGGTCGAAAGCGTTACCATCTCCGCCAATATCATCTGGTATACGGTCATAGTCGGTAATGATGACCCGTCCTACTGGGCGGCCCGCAAGTTCTGTCACAGACGGCCATGACAGCGTCAGGATCATCCCTGATTTATATCGCTTATCGAAAGTGTTATCTGCATCCTTGGCTGCCAGTAGCCGACGTCCTACTTCCGGGGAATGCTGGTGGAGTCGGTCGATACGTCGGATGGAGAAATCTCGTGCGGCGGTATTCGTCGGGCAGAATACCATGGTGTCCAATGGGTCAACTACCACTGAGTATGCCACGCCGTTGATAATGATCGCATCTGTTTTGCCGGACTGCGCAGGTCCGCAGAATGCTGCTTTGACGTAGTCACGACTGCTGAGTACATTCATAGGCTCAATCATGTACGGAGTGGTGTCATTTCGCCACGGGCCAATATAGGAACCTGGTGAATATACGTTTCTATATTTTTCCGCTGCCTCCGCTGGTGTTATGCGTTCTGGCGGTTTCAACTGGTCAGTGGAGTCAATAATGATCTGCGCGATATTGTCATAGTTCATCGTCAAGGTCCCTAACAACTTTCGCTTCATCTTTGAATCGTTCGACAAGTCCATTGGCTGCCTGGTTTAAAGCCTCGTCGATCATCTTCTGCAATCGATGCCGTGCCTTTTCACTAAATTCTGTTTCGCGCTCAACGTTATCGGCAAGCAGTAATAATGCCATGCGCACATGCTTGAATGTCTCACCAAGCGCGTCAACCACGTCCTCTGTGTGCCATAGTTCACCGGCTCTGATTAGATACTCCTGACGGGATTTCATACCAGCCCAAAAATCTTTTGACAGGTTTTTTGGTAGGTCTCTGGCATTCATGCTCTTCAATCGAGTCTCTATGTCGTCTATCGGATTGACGACTACCGCTGCCACGTCTTTTATCTTCCAGATCGAATAATTATTTCTGGTTCCGCAAGGTGGAACATGGACCAGTTTTTCTTTCAGGTCTCGTCTGTCCATTTCAAATATCCTGGACAGCTGTGAAATATTAGCCCCCTGATATAGCATACTTTCGCTTTTCAAATCCAAGCTCTGAGAATTTCGGATTCGATCATCTGGTTTCTCAATTCGTCTCATATCGCTTCCTTAATTTTTTGAGCATTTTCTTAAATACTTCCATTACATCTTCTTTACGAACTAACGCGTCGATAACATCTCTATCTTTCGTATAAACCTTTTTTCCGTTGGCATCGTAGTAGTAAGCTACCAAGTGGATAACTCGAACGGTATTGACCTGGCCCTGTCGGCGGAGACGACCGATCATCTGGTAATAGCATTCAAGCGACGCCGGTATATCAAAATAGATTAATATATGGCCGGATTTCTGCATGTTTAGCCCATGGCCCGCACTCATTGGGTGTGCGAATAATAATTTTATTTTTCCCGCGTTCCATGCACTAATACATTTTCCGTCTTTATCCATGACAACTGCTTTCGGATATCTCTTTTTAAGACGGGCTAATGTGCTTTTAAAATAATATGCAACGATGATTGGCCCCTCTGTATTATTTTCCAATATCTCATCGAGCATTTGAAACTTATCATCGTGCAGTTCATAGACATCACATTGTCTGAATATCTTTTCTTCTCCGTCTACAAATTCAGATGTGTTATAGCTGTTATAAATAACACCGGATGCCATTTGTAATAACTTGCCAGCGAGTGTTGCTGCTGTATCTGCTCTTATTTCAATATCACCATTGACGGTTTCTAAATTCATCACCATGGTCTTGAGCATTTCATCGTATTTCTTTCCGACCTGTATAGGTATTTCTACCTCTCGGATTATGGACTCGCATGGTATTTCTGGCAGTTAGTCTTTTGCTTCCATGACCAATACACGCTTGGCAATTTTCGCCTGAATGATTCGATCAGAACCTTTTATGAGTTTTATTTCTCGGGAATATGGGTTCTCTTTAAAATATGTATCTTTGTATTGAGACATACTTTTCCCGAGGGCGTCGCCCTGATCAATAATATACATTTGCGGCCACAGCCCAACGTATGACTCTGCATTCGGTGTCGCTGTTAAAATTACCGCATAATTAAGAAATCTAAGAATACCTTTAAGGGATTTAAACCTGGCAGTCTTTTCATCTTTAAAGCTGCTTGATTCATCAACGACCAGCATATCAAACGGCCATTTTCGGCGGATTTTACATAGGTCTACCAACCATTTAATATTATCCCGTGAGACAATAGTTATAGACGCACATCGATCTACCGCCGCTGTTCTTTCCTCTGGCGTTCCGGCGGCGAGAGCATAATCCAGATAGCATAGATGGGACCATTCTGCGATTTCATTAGGCCATGTGTTATTTGCAACTTTCTTCGGCGCTACTACTAAGACTCGTTTAACTTTATCCTCAAAAAGAAGGTCGCTTATTGCGGTTAGGGATATAACTGTTTTTCCCAGCCCCATGTCGATTATTAGACCGCACTTTTTTTCTTTCTTGATGTATGAGACACCAAGTTCCTGATACTTGTGCATCTCTGATCGAGACCTGGCTACATTTTGCATCAACCGTGCTAATGCTGTCTTCGGGAACCCCATAGACCAGTTTGAGTTGATCAATTGCCGATTGAGCATTGTCATACCAGTAGCAGATAGCCCCATGTTTACACATCTCCTTCATTCTGGATACCTGCAGTGGCCGAGGCGACTCACCGCGTTTTTTCATTTCAATAAAAATCACATAGCCATTTTTAATAAAGATTCGATCAGGAACGCCCGCGGTCCCTGGACTGACAAATTTAGCAGTCCAGATACCGCAGGCTTTGGCAAAAGATACGACGTCTTTTTCCTCGTCTCTCTCTAGTCTTTCCGGTAAAAACTTCCTTGCCATCCCGCGGCTCCTAGCGGTATCCCTGGTGCCCACTCGATTGGGTCCGTCATACAGCTGATCAACTCTGCTACAGTGAATTTTCCTTTTTTGTTTTCCGTTATGATCTCGTCATGCACATGGAAAACTGTCTTCATTCCTTTCTGGTGCGCCCGCATCAGACCTACGCAAAGGATGTCCCGTGAGAATGCCTGAACCAGGTTTTCGATCAATTTGCCGCCGTGGGTTGATACTCGGCCCCATTTACCATTATCCAACCGACCTTCATAGGTGAGTTGCGTTTTGGTATATGGGCCATTTCTGCCATTCAGTGTTTTTTCACTCAGTTCTGGTCGGCAGTAGTAGAGCTTTCGCCCAGATGGCAACTCAATTGTAAGAAACGCGCCCTCTTTTCTGAATGTGAAACATAGTACCTGACGCGTCCGTTTATCTCTGACAGTCTTATGGGCTGCCTTCTCTAAATCATACCACGCCTGGACTATCTCGGGACATAGTTCACGGAACTTATTAGTTGAACTATGGGCGGCTTCCTGGGTCATATGGATCCCCATGCCTTCGGCATACGCCCATAGCCCTGTTTTCTTGCCGTTTATAATTTCTCCGCCGCCAAGCCTGTACCCAGAACCGAGGCAAGCTGGCTTCGCTTGAGAACGGTCATTTTTATCGACAGCGTCATATGGCTTTTTCAACCATTCAGATGCAAAGGATTTATAGATATCTCGTTTGTTGGTCAGTACATCCAATATCCATTGGCATTTTGTCAAATATCCGATTGCTACGGACTCGATTGATGATAAATCGGCAACCGTATATTCATTTCCGACAGATGGGCTCAATGCGGACCGGATGCAGCCGACCAAGGCTTCCATTGGGTTTCCGCAATATAATGACAATCCTTCGAGATCGTGTTTGTGGATATACTGGTTCGCCATCTTGAGACGGGTTTCATCCTCAAGATATTTTGGTGTGCGGGCCAGATTTTGGAGTTGTACGATACGGCCGGCCCAGCGTTTTGTCCGAGTAGCACCACCGAACTTCAGCATACCTAAAATACGACCATTGTCACATCGCGCATCCAGCATTGTGTCGTACTTCTTGAGTGAACTTCTAGATATATCCGCTCTCAGGTCAATTGCCTGCAATGCGTCTTCTGATAGTTCGTAGTCACCGGAGTTTATGACTTTTTTTATTGTGTCTTTATTGATGTCATCAAATGGGTATCCACGGGCTTGTAGCCAGGGTTTAAACTGTTGTACAGAGTTTGGATTATCTAGGCCGGTTAAATCCTTCATTACCGCAAATTGACGTGCGCGGTATTCGTCAGCCATTTCTTTGGCATTTTTTGCCAGTTTTTCATCTACCCATACGCCACGGTTATTGATGAATCCGATGAAGATGAAGACGACGATGACATCTAACCTCAAAACGTCATCAATAACGCCCCGTATACGGGGCTTTTTTGTCATTGGAGAATCAAAAATGTCGCTTATATTGAGTCGAGACTACGAAACGAAATCCGAATGTGATATCCGGTTATATGGCGCATATAAATACGCAAGAGACCCATCGACCGAAGTATTAATGGTCAGTTATGCGCTTCAAGAAAGCCATAATGACGAGCCGGAAATATTCCAATGGAATATATTGGAATCCCCAAAACCCCCAAAAGAATATCGTGAATTACTCCTCGATCCATCTGTTGAGAAATGGGCATTCAATAATACATTTGAAATGCAGATTGAACGGAATGTCCTCGGGATCGACACGCCAGTATCCAGTTGTTTTTGTACCATGGTATTGGCGTACAGCATGGGCATCGCCGGCGGCCTAGACCAGGTTGGTAAAGTTCTCAAGATGCCAGAAGACAAGCAGAAGATGGCCGTTGGCAAAGAGTTAATCAATCTGTTCAGTAAACCCCAGCGCATAACAAAGAAACAACCGAA